AGCTTGCAACCCTAAAAGTTTAAATTCACCTTGTAATTTTGCCGCGGTAATTGCTGAGACACCTAAATCTTTTCTTGTCTCCGCTACATTTTTAGAAAAATCTAATGCTAATTTTGCTAAAGCAGTAAATATTGCAACTGCTAAAGCTGCTGGCCCTAAAAGACCTGACAACCCTCTTGCTGCGTCTTCTATATTCTCTGCAAAACTTATCGCACCTGGAACAATTTGATTGACTGCGGTTCCTAATTTTTTTTGGTCATTAACTTGTTTTTTAATATCACTAAGTTGTTCCTTAGTGATTTTATTTATATCCCCCTCCGCATTTTTTATAGCTTCGGCTATTAGTTGTCTTTCTAATGTATTGCCGTTTAGTTGGGAGGATATTGTCCCTTGTTCTTTGAGTGCATCGGTTAAAGTTTCAAATCGACTTGTTAATTTTTGTGCAAATTTTTCTTGTTCCTTAATTTGTGCAGTCGCATCAGCAGAGGCTTTTTTAAACTCTTCAAAAGTTACACCTTGAAATGCAAGACCTGATTTTTGGAATTCTTTGAAATCTGCCATTTATTACTTACCAAAGTTCTTTATGTAATCAGGCACCTCACCTTTTTTAATAGCTTGTTTCGTTTTTTTGTCAAGGGTTTTTT